GTTAACATTAATTATGTGTAGCATATCAACTGGAGATTGCATACCTCCATATGTGCATGACAAAGAATATCCTGACATGTATGAGTGTTTGTTAGATGGTTATAACATGGCTGAAGATAAAACTTTAGAAATTGGTAGATTTAATATTAACGAACACGGTATTTACGTTAAGTTCTATTGCAGCGAAGCACCAACAGCTTGACATTGTGGCAAGATTATGTTATGGCAAGATATCTTCTCACCATTTACCTACTCTGTTTTTTTCCCTTTATTAGTTAACGGGGTAGGTGTTTCATTATTCCACATTAATAGTAATCCCACCACAAACATATAAATAATTAATATTAAACTACTAGAAATAATTAATGTTAACATTGAATCTAGCTGATGCATTTGTGCAAGTCGTGCTGTTGTGTTTAACACTAGAATCAAAAATTAACGCTTGATTCTCTATGGAAGGTATAAATTTATTACCTATTTGCGTTCCCCCGTCACAAGTGTTTAATGAAAAAACACAACCTTTATGTTTAAATAAATTATCAACATGAACGGCATGGTGATATATTTTTTGTGTTCTTGGATACATATTAATTTTCATTCTTATTAATGCTTTTATTTTTAATTTATCTAATAAGGGAGTAAATAATTCAAAAAAACGACTGTTCGGTTTGTTTTTTATGTATAATACGTGCGTAAAAAAAAAATTGTCTTTATTTCGCCCCTCTGTTTCGGAGGCCACTGTATCTTGAAAATAAAAAGGCACGTTACCAGATTTAATAACGTTTTGTTTTAAATCTAAAAAATATTTATTATCTAAAAAATTTTTTTTAATTTTCATCATTCACAAATAAAACCTTGAATAGTACCTCTACCATCATTTAACACCCAACCTTTTTTTTCAACATACTTTGATATTGTTTCTCTGTGGTCGTCCGCAAACATCAGACACTCGTATACCTCCATCGGTCGAGTAAACTCTAGACGCTCTTTTACCAAGGTTCCATCGAACAGCAATATTAGTATTATTAATGTTTTTGCCATATAACTCCTTAATTAAACGATACCAAAGATCTTTATAATATGAGTTATTAGTTTTATTCCAAAGAATTGCAGCATCGTCAATCTGTTTTTGACTTATCATTTACACTTGTACCCCATCTAATTATTGATTTTAAGCCTGGAGCTTGTAATTGTAAATCCACACCATACATTCTCCATGCCTTTTTAATAAGATTTAATTCTAATAGTAAATTAGAATATTGTTTAGCGCTACCACTTTTAACTTTAATTGTAATAGTTTTACTTTTCATTTTTTAATCTTTTCATTTCTTGGTGCATTTTTTGCAATTCAAAAGTGTTACAGTTTAAAACGAAAAAAGCTAAATCATCTCTCATTTCTGTTTGTTCTTTATAGGCTTTCTCCTTATTCTTCTGCTGCACCTCCGATATACCCCATCTAGTTTGATCTGTCATTTCTCCATATCCTCCGTTTTTATTAGTTTTATGTTTAATTTTTCTGCTGCCTCTATCGCCTTATGTGTAAATCTTGTAGAAGATATTATCATCATGTCTATGTCACACTCATCAATATCTTTTTTTTCGAGATCAGTTGATCCTTTTAATTCTCTCACTACATCTGGCCTTATTGGCTCTCCTGATCCAATGTAATGTTTACATTGAACGAATATCCGTGATCCGTCTTTCTTTATACCTCTAATGTCTATCCCACCATCATAATTATTTCTTTTATAAACTTCGTAACCCAACTTTTTGATGTATTTACCACAATGTTCCTCAAAACCTGCTGGACTCATTTCCGATATATCCTTATGTTTTTCGAACTCTTGATCTGGGCAATATAACAATCCATTTAATGATTTTGTTCTGTATTTTATTTGTCTTTGAGTCATATTATTTTTTCCCCATATCGATTCTTTAACGTAAGTATAATTTTCTGGTATATATACGTTATTGCTCTCAGCCAAAACAAGTTGTGTTTTGGATGGTTTCATCCCATTTGGTAATCTTCTTATATGTGCCCTTCTTTCACCAGAAAACCTCCTACTTTGATTGTAAAATACCTTTTCTCTTTTCTGCTGCTCTTTATTTGGATTTGTTATGTATTTAACTCTTGGTAAATATATTATTCTCTTTACATCAGACTTAACACCATTTGGAACTCTACGTCCCCTATAAGCCATCGTGCTATCTCTTTCTATTAATACCTTCCAATCTCTAATGCACGATGCAAGTTTAACGTACAAACGATTAAACATTTTTTTAAGATTTTCAGATTCATCAAATATTTGTTTTCTGTTCACCAACCAATATCTAAATTCATCCTCCTCTTTACAATATAATTCAGATAAGTATCTGTCATTTTCATCGTGTAAAAATATGTGTATAAATTTTTCAGTTTCTACAAAACGTGCATACCTAAAATTAAAATCATCTTGTAATTCAACACAGGCATTATAAGGTATTAAAAGACCAGTTTCTTGGTTCATAGCTTCTTTTAAAATTAAAGATATTTTATCTTTAGTTTCAGAATCTAAATTATATGTTTCATTACATCGAGTTGGATAGTGGGGTGAGTTTCTGTACTCTCTAAAATGTTCCCACATATTTCTATTATTAAATATTTCTCCTTTTTCTAAAAAAAGAGGAAAATCTAAATTACCAAGATGCCCTTGTGATATTGAAAAAAAATCTAAATATTTCCAATAATATAGACAATCTATTTGTGTAGCATTATCTGTATTTATGTCTATTCCATTGGGTAATTTAACTCCCTTATCTGTAAAATTATGCATAAGATATAAATCTAAAAAAATTTCTAGTAAACATTGCGCACTAAATTGATTCATATCTTTTCTCTCAACCCTATGAATAAACATTTTTTGTTTATGCATTTTTATCAAATCTAAAAATTTATCTGCTGATTCGTTTAAAGTTTTAAAAAGAATATCTGTTGTGTCTTGTATGCTTTGACCTTTGCTAAAGTTGCTAAAAAATGTATCTAATTCTTTAGATTTATTTTTATTAGCATCTAAATAACCAGCCATATAATTTATAAAAGTAATTATTTTTTGAACATATGTAAAGGTATAACTAGCCTCTAATAAATCTATTTTACTTATATTTTTTAATTTTTTAATACTATCATTTTTAAAATCTATAGTAACGTTAGTGCCATAATTATTTTGTAAATCATTATTATATTCATCTATATAATCAAATAAACCATTCATTTTCGTTAAGTCGTTATATAAATGTTTAGGTAGAGTTTGATATATTTTTAATCCTCGATTATTAGATGCATCTTGTTCAGACACAAATTTCAACATACTTGCTATTTTATTGTTTTGTTTTAAAGTTATTTTAAATACTTTATTTTTGTATGCTTTAGTAAAACATATATAAATGTTGAAATTATCTTTATGTTGAAATAATTGATCTGCAACATCCTTATTTACATAATAGCTTTTATTAATAGTTCTAAATATTGGTTCAACAACATTTTTTATTTTTTCTTTCTCTTTTTCATAATCATATATCATTAAAAAATGATGACCTTTAGGACTATCGTTTATAACTATTAACACACCGTCTTTGTATGGTTTAAGTATTTCACCATATTTTTGATCTTTTATATTTTTAATTATGGAGTAATCAATATCCTCTGTGAGTGGCACACCTATGTCTCTTACATCATCATTAAGCCCTTGTTTAACAAAAGTCTTTAAAATAGCTAATTTGGTATCACATAATTGATTTAATGTATTAAAACTGCCCCCCAAATTAAAATTTATGCAATAAAAATTACCATTTAATTCAGTATTATAAAATTTTTCTAACTCTTTTCTATCAATATTTAGTTCACGTGTTAAGTTATCTACAGCAGATATTTGAGCCGCTGCATTTACACCTCTAGAATCTTTTAGTATTTCTTTTGTTGTTAATTTTCTAATTAAATTTTTATTTTCAGTTTCATATGTTTCTAAATCAATATCATTATTATTAAGACTTTGTAATAAATTTTGTTTATCTTTCGTATATTGTTTATGTGTATAATTATGATCTTTCATATATTCGGTATAGGACTTTTTGGGATATTTGTCAACCCCTACCTTGACCGCGATATTTTTTTGTCATTCTTTTTGTGTGTTTATTAAGGCTTTTCTTGTGTCTACCAGGTCTTTTTTTCTTTGTTCTAAACCTATACGTGTTAACACCAAATAAAGGCTTTTTTTTACTCATGGACCCAGTCTTTTACGTATACTTTATAATCTTTACTTGATGGCATAATTGGTAGGTAAGTTATCTTACCGTTTATATGTTGTTGTAAATCTGTGCCGCAAGTTACACATCTATAATAATCTGTAGCTACACTCACTAACATTGTAATTTCACTACAAGATGGACATTGTCCGTTTACAATCTCCGCGTTAAATTTTACTGAGTTTTTTTCTGTCATATTTTTTCTTGTTCTTTATAACTTTTTTCTTAAAGTGTCGCAACTGTCTTGCAACTGGGTTACGTTTTTTATTTGGCTTTTTCATTTAAGATGAAGTTTTTTAATACTCTTTTCACCCATGTATATTTCTGTTTCTGCTTCACTACGTATGCACTTGTAAGACACGTTAGGGTTGAACTCCCTCTCCGCTACACGTCGGGCGCGAAGGCAATCGGCCATCGACTTTTGTATACGATGCTCCTTGATCTCTCCGTCCCAAAACATTAGCAAAGCGAACACAGTCTCAATCATACTATCTTACCTTTGTTCTCACCTTCTTTAATTACATATTTCTGTGTGCCATTCTTGCCATGTTCTACAGATTTTTTTAATTCTCTTACATAATTCATTTGCTTAGCCTCTTTGTTTATGTGTGCTATGTAATCTAAAACTTTTCTAGTTATTCTTCCCGTTGCCATTGTATTTGTACTCTCTGTTTGCATCTTTTAATTTTTCAATATCAGATAAAACTTTATCCATCTGTTTTGTTAAAAATTCTATGTTGACTTTGTTTAGAGCCATGTCCTCAATATGTTTATTAATACGATCAGTAGTTTTATAAAGATCCTCCAACATCATGTACTGCTCAGAATCTGCGGGCAGTGAACCCATTTGTCCACGTGGCCATTTTATTCTAAACTCTGTATTCTGTTCTACGTCCTGCTCCATTATCTTAATCTTAGTGTCAGCGATGTTTAATCTTTCAACCATTTGAAAATAACCCATCGTGCCGAGTGCAACAATTATAATCAGAGAGGCAACCGTTTTCATAGGCATTTGAACGGCTGCCGACTCTGATATTGT